CTCGTCAGTAGCGTGTGCTGTTATATTATGTTGTTTATAAATAAAAAACTCATTAGAGCCTGTATCAGTTATAGATACATCTAAATTGGTTTGCTGATTACCATGATCGCAAGCTAAAAAACCCTTTATAATAGCAAAAGTAAAATCATCACCAGTTGGTGCAGTATAGATGGTTTGTTGTGTTGTAGCTGCAAAAGAATATTTAACATTAATTGCACGCTGTATATATTGTCTTTGTGAGGATAGATCCATTATCTTCTACCTCTGTTTCTTAAATTAAGTCTGATATTACCAACTTGGAAATCCTGTGTCGTGCTACCTGTTACAGTCATCTGTACTTGTCGTGCTGTAAACCTAGCATCGGTATATCCATCATTCTCAAAGGTAAAACTACCAAAGTCTGTCTCGCTACCTAATGGGGTAAACTTACCTTTAAAACTTATTGTTACACCTGGTAATGTGTTTGCTTCTTCATCTGGAATAATCTGATTACATTGCACATAGTTATCACCATTACCTAATTCTATTGGACCGCTTGTGCAAAACGGCACATCACTATTTAAGTTTGGTGAGTTAGATAATGTGGTTGATTCGTGTTCGTAAATAAATCCATTTGAATCACCAGCTATAGGATAGTCAAATGCACCTTGGTCAATCCAACATCCTCTGTCTAGTGAACCTATAGACCAAGTGTTTGCTAAGTAATTCCAGATTACATATTTGTTTGGTAAATATACACCATCTCCGCTTGGAAAACCCCACCATATTTCGTTAAAGTTAGAGTTGTGTCCACCCCAACATGCTTTCCTTCCTGGTACGTTTAGTTGGTCGTATACATAATCATGCACATCGCATGGTATTTCTCTTACAACACCATCATAAACAAAGAATGAGTTTTCACCCATCCACGCTAGAAAGTTTCCTGTTTGTACTACTGATCTTCTACTTACTGCTTTACAGTTTGCACCTGCTGCTACGATGCCATAAACAAAAGGTGAGCCTACATAGCTCATTCTATCTATACCAGTATCACTAAAAACTATGACATCGTTTTGGTATTTAACACCTAGTAAAGCTCTACCGCCTGTTGGTATTTGCACATCACCTGCTGTATTAGTAGCTTTAGATGTCCAAGTGTTTCTATCTTCTCTATCACTCCAAGATATTTTTCTAGGATCTCCACCAGAACCAATGGCAACTAAGTGCCTTTCATTGGTCACTAGGACAGCCTGACAGCCTGTAGGAGCGTTTGTTACAACTGTACCTATGGTATCAGCCGTTCCGCCTGAAACTGGCCTCCATTTGTATATCTTGCCATCACCAGAAAAACAAAAGACTAAATCCTCACCCCAGTTATCAAAGGAGAAATGACCTGATTGTAGAGGTAGTCCAGATTGGCTTCTAGCATCACCATAATCTTCTACGTTATAGTGGTATGCGCCATAACCAAGAGGATCATTAGCGGCATCGTTTACAAAGCCAGATGGTGTTATGTCAGTCCAAGTATTGTCGTATAAGACATAAACTTTTTGTCTTGTACCTACAGCTAATATAGATGCACCTAGGTTATCTTTATAGGCATACATACCTATGGGCTCACCATCAAGTGCTGTAGTTTTTAGTTTAGACCAACCGCCAATCGGCTTAAGATAGCCGTTTTCAAAACGCACGAGATTGCCGTCAACCCAACGACCTTTGTTAGCATAGTCAGTTCCGTTTTTGACTATGCCAGCTGGCGGAGTTACAGGCAATAGTGCCATTTTTAGCTATTGGATGATATGTAGCTTTTACCAGTTGAGATCGCAGTTGTATAAGATGTTTTATCATCTGAACTACCAGCTACATCTGGAGTATCATCATCTTCATCAACAGGTTCATAGGCTAAGACCAGTTCTAAGTGGTCTACATTTCTTTGTACCATATCGTTAATATCTGATTGCTCCATGTCTTTAACATCCCAAGTTCCAGCGTTTATTTCGTTGATAAGTGTTACGCTATCTGTTGCTGCTGTTAAGACTTCGCTTACTGTTTGTGCCATATTATTCTCCTTTTACCCTTCTAGGGTTGTTATTCTTGATTTTAAATCATCAATGATTGTTTGTTGTTCTTGTATTGCTTTGGTTAGAACTGCAACTAAATTATCAGTAGTCATTTTTAATTTATCTGCTTCTTCATTGTCAGCTATTACAGGATTATCGCCTTCAGCAGTAATAACCTCTTGAGCTAAAAAGCCATATTTAGTTCTGCCAACTGCTGTATCGCTATCTCTATTTTCTCTAAATTTATAAGATACTGGTCTTAAATTATTAACTAAATCTAATCCAACTGGTATGTCTTGTATTTCTGTTTTATCTCTTTGGTCAGAAGTTACTGTCCAAGATACTTGAATATAAGCATTACTGGTGCTTGTATTTCCTAAAACAATTCTATCGCTTTGAGTTGTAAGACTAAATGGAGAAGAACCAGTTCTACCAGCAGCATAACCTAAACATACATTATTACTACCAGTAGTTGCGTTTTGTCCTGCTAACCTACCAACAAAAGTGCTAGTTGCTTGTGTTGTGCAATCTTCACCAGCTTCAGCACCAATGATTGTATTATCACTACCTGTTGTAAGATTAGTACCAGCAGAAGAACCCATATAAACGTTTAAACCACCAGTTGTATTAGCATCACCTGCACCATTCCCAACTGCTACGTTAGCAGCACCTGTAGTGTTTGCTGTCATAGCTGCATAGCCAAGTGCTGTATTATTTGAAGCTGTTGTGTTTGCATCTAATGCTAAAGCACCAACCGCTACGTTTGAAGCACCTGTAGTGTTTGCTGCCATAGCATTATCACCAACTGCTACGTTATTAGCTGCTGTTGTATTAGCACTTAAACTACTCCAACCCACTGCTACATTTGAACCACCAGTTGTGTTGGCATCAAGTGAATTTAGTCCAACAGAAACATTATATCCGCCTGTAGTGTTTACTTGTAAAGCACTTACACCAACTGCTGTATTATTTATACCTGTTGTGTTTTGATATAAACTAAGATAACCAACTGCGGTATTATTTGATGCAGTTGTATTGTGTTGTAAAGAAGCTAAACCAAGTGCTGTATTGTAATTACCTGTGCTAGTTGTAAATAAAGCACGATTACCAACTGCTGTATTTTGCTGTCCTGTAGTAATTTGCGAAGCTGCTTCATGACCAACTGCTGTATTGTAACTTCCTGTTGTACAAGCATCTAGTGCTAAAGAACCAACTGCTACTTGTTGAGTACCTGTAGTGTTTGCTAACAAAGCATCTTTACCGACTGCTGTATTGTTATCCGCAGTAGTGTTTGCTGCTAAAGCATCTTTACCGATTGCGGTGTTATTTGATGCTGTGGTATTACTATCGAGAGCTTGATGACCAACTGCTGTATTTGCTGCACCAGTTGTATTTGACAACATTGCATTTCTACCTAATGCTGTATTTTGTGATGCGGTTGTATTAGCTGAAAGTGCGTTCATACCTAAAGCAACATTACCAGCACCTTCGGTGTTAGCGTCTAAAGCAGCTGACCCTACCGCTACGTTTCCAGCACCTGTAGTGTTTGCTAATAAGGCGTGTTTACCGATTGCTGTATTATTGTCAGCAGTTGTATTAGCTTCTAAAGAACTTCTACCGATAGCCACATTACCAGTACCTTCAGTATTTGCTGTCAAGGCAAAAGCACCTATAGCAGTATTTTGAACACCACTTGTAAGACTATCTAAAGCTGTATTACCTAAAGCTACATTATCTGTACCAGTTGGATAATTACCATCAAGTTTGATTGTTCCACCATCTACTGAGACGTTACCATTTACAGTCAATCCTGTAAGAGTGCCAACGCTAGTAATATTAGGTTGAGCTGCTGTAGCTAGTGTTCCTGTTATAGATGTACTTGCTGATAGAGTTGTGAATGATCCTGCGGCTGCTGTAGTACCACCAATGACAGAGCTATCTATTACTGCTCCGTCTAAGTTCATAGCTACTGAAGTACCAGTAGCACTAAATAATCCGTCAACAGTATCGAGGTCGGTATTTATCTTCGTACCCCAAGTGTCTGTGGATGCTCCTACCTCTGGTTTAGTTAAGTTTAAATTCGTTGTAAATGTATCTGCCATAAAATTTTATCCTTTAAGCTGCGTCTTGTTCGCCTAATGTTGTCCATGATGTATCTGGGTTTGCTTGGTCAGTCCAAGTTTCATCTGCTACTATCTGATCGGTCCAAGTCTCACCAGGAACAATTATATCATTCCATTTTAGACCACCAACTGCATTAAATCCACTTGTTTGTGCAATTACAGATGCACCTCTCATTACAATGCCACCTAGTGCATCAAATCCGCTTGTTTCTGTAAATGTTCCTTCACCAACTACAGTAAATCTACCTGTAGCCGTCATATCTGATACTGCTGGTCCAAAGACCACACCACGGTCTATTTGTGTACCTGTGGCTATTACATTAGAAGTTGCAGTTATAGTTGCAGATCCTAAGTCTATTTGTATACCAACAGCTGTAAATCCAGATGTTCCTGCTATGGTTGCAGCACCTCTATCAATCTGTGTACCAGATGCTGTAACACTAGATACTGCACTAATAACCGCTTGTCCGCGATCTATTTGTCTACCTGTTGCTGTTGCAGAAGAAACTGCTGCTATGGTTGCAGAACCTAATACTGGAACTTCAACAGTTCCGACCGCTATTACATTGGAAGTTGCAGCGATAGTAGCTGCGCCAAAATGATATACAGGAGTTCCGTAATTGGACTTTCCGTATGTGTATAAGCCATAGCCTACTGAGGCCATGGTATTAAGCTAATGTTATATCTAAATCGCCAGCGTCAAATCTAAATACATCGCCTGAACTTACAGTTTTAGAAGCTGTTAAGTTTGCATAAGCCATTAGATTGCCGCTTGATGAAGCATCAAATATACCTACTGCAACGACCGTACCATAGTCTGCTGTAGCTGTTGGATATTCAACCGCAGCTGAGTTAGTTGCTGTTGTTGGGTTTGTACCAGAAACAGTAAATGATCCTGCTTTTCTTACATAACCTCCGCCTGATACTTCAGTACCACCACCTGTGTCTGTTGGTGCAGAAGTATATAAAGCAACATAATGTGTTCCTGGTGCTGTATAAGAATTGCCACCAAAAACATGCTCTAATACTTTATCTTCTAAGTAATCACTAAATCCAGCCATATTGTCTCCTAATTATTATTCCAATAATAAATGTTTTTACCAGACTTGCCATAAGTTCTTCTTCTTTGCATTAGAGATCCTT